GCCACAGATATTGCCATGAGAATGCTACTTTTTCCAGAACCATTAGAATCAAGTTCACCATTAGAAGAGGCATCATAATTAATACCAGAGATCAAGGTGGGATCATTTCTTTGTAAATCTATTTCAGTTTCATTATTTCCATATGATAGAAAATTTTGTATTTTGATTTTTTCAAAAACAATCATGATAATTCCTTATATATTTTTTTCAATTTTTCTGGTTTTATATTATCAGAGGTTATTTTATCCAGTAATGTTGTTACAATTTCTGTGGTAGACTCTGATTTTAAATCTTCTGGATCAATATTATCTCCTATAGTATAATCTTCTGTGGGTTCTTCTAGACGTAATTCACGTAGAGAATATTTTTGTATTAAATAATTTTTAATCTCTAGAATATCTTCATAGCCTAATTCTTTATCGTCTACTATACATTTGACTATAGCATTTTTTCTAAGTATTTTTTTAGGGGATGAAATTAGATCAGAAAAATCACAACTAATATAAGTCGGAGCGTCTTTCCAATTTATAAACGTTAAATCATCTGTCTCATATTCATATATTGCCATACCTCTATTTGTATCATTGGCGTCACTATAATCCATAGGAAAGGTGTTACCCAAATAATATACATTACCTTTATTCTGTCTTTTATGGAAATGCCCGGTAAAAATTCTGTCAGGTTTTTTAAAATCTTCATGCTCTGGTCCATGCTCTAAAATTTTTGTTTCGCCTGTGATAACGAAACCTTTAAATTCAAAGTGCCCGTATACAATATCATGTGAGTTTATATTTTTAATTTGCTCGGGATATTCGTCAGAAAATAGATATGGACAAAATAAACATTTCTTGTTTCCTATAACAGTAGAAAAGTTATCATCAATAATAAACATATTATCAAAGGGCTCAAAAATTCTAGTGTTGAATGAGTTTCTTGTATTTCTGTATACCAGATCATGATTTCCAATGATAAAGAAAAACGGAACAGACAGATTTTCTTTAATATGTTTGATACATTTGTGAGACCAATCCAGAGTTTTTCCAGATATCGAATCTCTATGTTCAAACCAATCCCCACAAAAAACAATATGATCCACTTTATGTTTTTTACATTGTTCCACGAACCATTTTATAAAATTGAAGCAGTCCCTATTATGTATTTCACTACTATTTTTTCTACCTAAATGAATGTCAGTAAATATTCCTGCTTTAGTTAACGTTTCAAATTTGATTTTTTTCATTTTGTTTATATATTTTCTGAGGTATGTAGTTTTTTAAAACTTGGATCATGTCGTTCAGATTTTTCAGATATTTTTCTATTGAAGAACTCGAACATATTAGTTTTTTTATCTATGTCATAATCTATAAACTCACGTTCAATCTCTGTAAGTATGTTATTGCGGGCATCATTATTTTCGATTAGCATTTCAATATGTTTTTGTAATAGATTTCTAAATCCATCGCTCATCTTATTTTCTTTAACGCTTTCTTCATACGCATTAGTAATCATTTCTTGATAATGTTTTTCGTGAAATGAATGGGAAGGTAATTCGCCTTCTTTTACAAGCATTGCATCTCGGATGTCTCTGTGGGCTTTCTCTTGGTACAAATATTGCCAAAATGCACGTTTAATAGTCTGCGTAAAATATGCAAATGGGTTGTCATATTTTTCAGGATTAAATGAATTCCATACTTTGCATACGATATAAAGGGCGTAACCTTCCATATCATCTACATACGTATATCCACTATATTTCCCTTGAGATGAATATCGTTTTACTAACAACATTATCATGTTAGCAAATTTATCTGTCATAGCACCCTGTTTTTTACTTTTGATGATTTCTTCCAACATATCTTTATTATTGATGTAATTTTTTTTCTTAGTCTTTTTAACCATATCAGATTCTCCATTATATTTTAATTATGATTAGATATTATATATGCATGATTTTTTGTAATCAAGCAATGTTTTATTATTGTTTGAACGATAAATATTTGTAACCCATGAATTTTTAATATATTACTAACATGTCGTCAGAAAGAGAATTAAGTGATTTGTTCCAAAAAATGATCAGAAAGCTTGATAAGATAGCTGATTCTGGTTCTTCTTCATTTGCATCGTATGGTGGCGACTCTCAGTTTGTGAGAGATGGCAATACAAGCCATGATCCGATAACTGCTGTAAGAAGTACAACTAGAGAAATGGATAATTTCAGAGATTCCATACGGAATGTTATGGATATCAATAAGAAAATATTTAAGTCTATGTTGGATGGTATACCAGTATATGGAAAATATAATAAAGCCGTAAGAGATGCTACCGAAGAAATAAAAAAGCAGTCTAAGGGGCAATCAGATGCATTCAAGAAATCCGCACATGCGATGAATGAGTTTGTTTCAAATGTGGGAGCTAATTCTAAATCGTTCGAAAAAGTAACAAATACTATGGCTAAGGTATATGATTCTACTAATAAATTAAAAGATTTAACCAAGAAAAGAACAGCCTTAGAATCAGAAATAAATTCCTCCCTAAAAAGACTGGGAGTGCGACAGGAAAAAATCGACTCTGAATATAGGGATATTCCAAAAGTTTTAAAAAATGTAAAAGAACGAATTAAAGCGGAAACTGATAAGGGCACTAAACGAGAATTAGAACAAACTAAGAAAAAATTAGAAAAACTAAATGAAATACCTGAAGCTGTTGCACAACTCAGCGCGGTAATGAATGATAATCAGCTGAAGAAGTTGGCCGAAAAGCATCCAGAATTAAAATCTATATTAGATCCCTTGTTTAAAAGACTAGACACTCTTTTGCGCGTAGAAGAACTAGGCTATAAACGTAGTACTAGCATAGACGAATTAGAATCTAAATTAGAAGACTCCACAGAATCTAATGATGGACTGAAAGGGGCATTATCATCATCAACTACTTGGATGCAAAAATTAGGTAAAATGTTTGATGAACGCTCTAGGGATCTAGAACGGGCATTAAATAACTTACGTAAATCGCTGGGAGCAGCTTTAGGCGAGAGCATTTCTAAGGAAGCTAATCTGCTAATGATTAGACAGAGGTTTACTGGCAATACAAATGAATATTCGGCCCGCATACCTGCGCTCACTATGGGAATGAGTGAAGCCGACCTTCTTGGATCAGTAGCAGAAAATCGAAACGTCATTCGGAGAATTGCACAGGATAGTGGCATGGCCGGTGGGGCTGGAGAATTATTACACTCTAATCAGTTGAGGGAGTCACAAAGACTTTCTAGAGAAATGGGCTATATGGGCAAAGATGGCTTAGATAACATAATAAAAATCTCTGATAATTTGCGCGTATTAGGCGTAAATTTAGATCCCAAAAACATAAAAGATTCTGTAGAATTTTATAGAGATACCTTTAAAGACCTTGGAATTACTCAAGAACAGATGAGGAGATTTTTTGCTGATATGAGCAGCGAAGGAATGTTAAGAGTATTAAGTGCAGGGGAGGATGCCAGATTAGCTTCTATTGAATCAATGCAGGATGAAGTTGAATTTAGGGGAAAATTGGCAAGAGTGCTTAACCAAGAACTAGAGATACAACAAAAGAGAGTTAGAGAACTTGCAGGTCTAGCATATGGTGGGCCGGGCGAGGCTATAAAGCGATCTATAGGTGTCCAAATTTTAGCTGAGCAGGCTGGCATGGATCAATCAACAGTAAGATTGTTGGGGGAACAAACGAGAACAGGGGGTGTGAGCTTATCAGGTGAAGAAAGGCAGGCAGCAGCCACAAACTACAATAGATTGGTCGGAGATATTGGGGGATTATTACATGATGCCGTTCGTGCTGATGACACTGGTATGAGAGCAATGCTGACTCAAGTTATGGGCATGGCAGGTGTTGAAGGTAGAGACGCAGTAGAAGCATATATCAGAAGAGGTGGAGATTTAGGTGAGTTAAGTGTTGAGGATGTTTTAAGCTCAGCACGGGCTGAAACAGAAAGAACTGCATCAGAAGTCGGAAAATGGGGCCATGCCACAGTAACTACTCTAGAACATATGCAGGGAGCTTTACAGAGTTCAATAGGAAAAGCGGCCGGTGGCATAATTTCCGCAATTTGGGAGGCGGTAGGTGTAGGGATAAGCGCCGGTCTCGCCTCTAGAATTGCTCGCCATGGTTCTATCATTGGTGGCCGTGGCACTCGATCATTTGGCCGCCGCGCGATGGGTATTGGAGGTAAAATTTTACGCGGAGGAGGCCCCGTAGCACTAGCCGGTATAGCGGCATCATCTTTAGCCCCAGAAGGCCCCCAAGGTGATCTTCTTCGGACAGGAGGAAATACTGTCTCTGGTGCCGGGACGGGAGCACTTCTGGGGTCTGCTATCGCACCCGGATTAGGTACTGTAATAGGTGCGGCTCTAGGAGGTCTTGTTAGTGGCGGTTTAACAATTAATGCAAATAGGAAAAGAGGTGAAGAAAGACGACGGCAGCAACTGATGACCAGAGCGGTCTCTCATATGGCCATGGGAAATTTCGGTGCAGAGCAAACACCCGAACTCACCGAAAGAGAAAAACAGCTACGAAGTGATTACGAAGAAGCATTTCGTAATAACGACCAGAGTAGGATGAGAGCTATAATGAATCAACTTGAGCATGGTTCTCATGGTTTAAGGACTAGAAGTTTAATGGAAAACATAGATAGGTTTTCAAATATGCGGAGGGGAAGACTTGTTCCATCAGGAACAACCATTACAAATGAAATGACTGGTGAAGAAATCCCTATGTATAAAGCAGTAGAAACGGAAAGGTCTAAAAGATATGCTAGAGCAATAGAAGAGGATATTACTAGCTATTTAGATACCGAAGAATTCGCGAATTTAGCAGTTCGTGAGCCAATAGAAGTATTATTACGCATGATAAAATCAAATAGTATAACATTGGAAAATGAAGAAGACACCATTAAAATGCTTAACGAAAGATTAGAAACTATAGCGTTAAATACAGAATTAGGTTACAAAAAAGTTGATGAGGGCAATCAGGATATGAGAAATCATTTTAGTAAAATGTCAGAAGATGAAATAAGAAATGCTATTGAATCATCTCTAACGGCACAACGAAACCAAGCACAAAATAGAATAATAGGACAAACCAGAAATTTCTCAGAACGAGAATAATTTTTAATATATCAACCACACATTAAATACATAAATATCATCATATTGAATAATATATAAAATGGCAATTACCAAATTTTATAAAGTAGTAAGACCCCAAGGAAAAGACTCTGAAGTTTATACAAACCAAGATTTATATGGATCTGGTGGCGTGTATGGAAGAAGCTCTTGGTACAATAGGATGGTCAATGGATCCGCTTCTCGTCGTAATCAATATAGAGAATATGATTCTATGGACAATGACTCTGATATCTCTTTAGCGTTAGATTATATTGCAGAAGAGATGACAGGGAATAATCCTAAAGAAAAAGATGCTCTTGAGGTGAAAATAACACCACAGCCAAACCAAGAGATAACGACTACTACATCAATGACTCTCAGAGCAGCATTGCAGACATTCATAAAGGTCCAATGTTTGGAAAATAATAGATTATTTAATATATGTCGCTCCACTATAAAATACGGAGATTTATTTTTTATACGTTCTAGAAAAAATAACGGAAAATGGATATATGCACACCCCAAAAATGTTGAGAGCGCCATTGTTTCTAAAGAAGATGTTACAAACGTTAAAGCATGGAATATAAAAACTGAGGTAGAAAGTACACCATATAGAAATTTTACTGGAGCATCTTACTCTAATCCGTATTCTAGCGAAGAATCACAAATGGCACAACCATTTTTAGCAAAAGATGTTGTTAGATTTAGTTTATTTGACGAAACTTCTGAAGAAGCACCATTCGGATTATCTATTTTGAGGCCAATATACAAACCATTTAAACAGAAAGAACTTTTAGAAGATTCAATTGTTATATACAGAATTCAGAGAGCACCTGAACGAAGAGTGTTTTATATTGATGTAGGTAGATCTCATCCACATAATGTATCTCAAATTTTAGAAAAGGTAAAAAATGATTTTAGACAGAAAAGAATTCCTACGACTCACGGGCATGGACATGGCCACCACGGGGGACATTTCAAGAATCAGGGCCAGTCGCAGGTAGATGCGGTTTATAATCCACAATCCATGCAGGAAGACTTTTTTCTGGCGGTGCGGCCTAATGCTACTGGAAGTCGCATTGAGACTCTACCGGGCGGTCAGAATTTAGGAAATTTAGATGACTTACATATATTTTTTAGAAAGATATGGAGAGGCTTGAAAATACCCGAGAGCTATATTAATACTCTTGAAGGTGATGGTGGTTCAGGGACTTTTAATGATGGTAGAGTGGGTATTGCCCTTATGCAAGAAGTTAAGTTCAGCTTATATATTGAGAGGCTACAGTCGTTCATAGAAAAAACTTTAGATGAAGAGTTCAAACGTTTTATATATGAAAATGGAATAAATATAGATCCTACAATATATAAAATCACATTACCGTCGCCGTCTAACTTTAAGAAGAGTAGAGATCAAGAAATTGATACTGCACTTATTAATACCTATATAAATGTTAAAGACGATAATAATTTATCTAAGAGATTTGCCCTCAAGAAATATTTGCAACTTACTGAAGAAGAAATGAATCTCAATGAAAGAATGCTTAGAGAAGAAAAGGGTCTCCCTATCAACGGTGGAAGAGAAGACATGCCTAAACTATATAACCCTGAAGAAGCAGAAGCTGGGGGGTTCGAAGGCGGGTTAGGTGGCGCTCCTTCAATGGGAGGAGCAGAAGGCGGCCTTGGTGGATTAGACGATGAAAACGAAGAGGGAGAAGACCTTGGTGGATTAGAGGACGAAGCCAGCCCCGAAAGGATGAAAGGCGACGAGGGCGAAGAAACTGAAACACCAGAGAACACATCATAACTCAGTACTAGGATCCCCATAAGAACTTAGATGAAAACAGTTTTTTATCTTTTTTGAAAAAAATCTAAATAAATATATGTATAAATATTAAATTATTACAAGGAGTTATTAATGAATACAAAATCTAGAAAGTTTTTAGAACAGTTTATTAAAGAGCATGGTGCAGCACAGGGTTATAGTGAAAAGTTGGATGAACTGTTTAGTGATTATTTAACGGAAAATTTTTCAGGTATTATTGTTGAAGATCACGAAAATAGAATGACCGCATCTGAAATGGCTAAGCATATAAAGAAGCTTTACAAAATGTGTGAAGATGAAAGCATTGAAAAGAAATTTCTTAAGCACCTAGGTAAGGCAGTAGATGTTGATAATTGCTCTGAAAAAGATATCAAAAAATGTGCCGAAAGGTTATGTAAGGAAAATGATGCAAAATGTGATGACGTTATCCACGAATTAGAAGATATGGTAGATTACGCATATGATGAACCGGATGACGAAGACGAGGACAATAAAAAGTCAGAAAAGAAGTTAGATGAGGCTACTAAGGGTTCCATTATACGTAAGGGCAATGAAAAAATGGTGGTATTAGACAATTTGGGTGGCGGAGATGTGAGAGCCGCCCGCATACATCATGGGAAACCATTATATCGGACTTCAACTTTAGTTAGGAGTGGATATTATGTTGATACTGGTGAAAAAATTAAAATAAATGAGCCTGTGTCTTCTAGGGAGAGAGATCCCTCTAGTGGGGGGTTTGAAGACCATTCAGTCAGCCTATGATTATTTATGAAAATACAAAACGTCTTAGATACCGGCCCTAAGAAGTCTGCCATGGATTTGTGGATGGATAATTTGTATACTACAAGCGGCAAAAAGAAAAAGAAAATTCTTCCTAAACAGAAAAAAATATTTTTTGGAACTGATTATGGACCAGATGATAAGAGGTATAGGAAATAATGAACAGATTATTCAGACGAAAAATATTAGAACGAATAGATTATTTTAATTATATCAATCCAGATATATTCTATGATGATAAAAAAGATAATGATAAGAATAAAAATAAAACGTCAAAAAAAGTATCTAAGGAAAAGACATATAGGAAGGGCAATAAGCATTTGTCAAAGAAACAGGCAAAAGATATTAGAAAGTATATGCAATATTCTAATGCTATAAGTGAATAATTATAAATAATGTTAAATAATAAAAAAGGTAACTTGATTATGCAAAAAGAGAAATTAACAAAAGTAATTGATGGTTTAGCTGAAGGTAATGATGTTAAAAGTCTTTTGTCTTCGATAATTACTGAAAAAACTAGGAAAATTTTAGGAATTGTCACAGAAACGGATGAATCAATTCACATTAAAAACAATGATGTTTTTGTTGGTAAACAGAAAGTTGGAAGTTTTACCGTAGAAGGCGATGACATTGAATTTGTTGATAGTGAAGGGAATTCTAAGACTTTTTCTACGGATAATGAAATGATGGAATATGTAGCTGCGTTGAACGAAGGTGAAACTGCAAAAATTGCTGTACAGCGTAGAGAAGATCGTTTGAAAAAAGTACATAACCGTCCACACGATAAAGATTCTCCAATGGGAGAGTATAAGAGAACCAAATTGGCGTCATATCATAAAGATCCTAGAATGGAAAATCCTAGTAACCATGAACATGGAAAGGATGACCCGTCAAGCAAGGATCTGAATGATACTTCAAGTGGTGGATCACAGAAATCTACAGATGGTCCTACAGGAGACTATGATAAACATGAACTATCTTCTAAGCATAAGGATAGTAGAATGGAAAATCCTAAAAAAAATGAACATGGTTTGGATGACCCATCTTTTGGTGATGAGATTACTTCAGGTGGTAAAGAGGGGTCCTCACCAGATAAAGAATATGATATAAGAAAAAAACATAAAAAAAATGACCACACGGTGTAAGTGATAATATGCAAACTCTTATTGAACATATCTCGCCATCCGATGCTCACATAGTATGCGAAAATGCAAATGATTCTAAGTCCATGTGGCTTAACGGAATCTTTATGCAAGCAGATGTACAGAATAGAAATAAACGAGTATATCCAGTCTCAGAAATGACAAATGCTGTGGCCAAAGCTTCAGAAACCATTAAAGAAAATGGTGGAATTTTTGGAGAACTCGACCATCCAGCGGAGCTAACCATAAACATGGATCGAATATCACATGCCATCAAAGAAATGTATGTTGATGGAAACAATGTGTACGGTAAAGCACAATTACTAAAAACCCCCATGGGATTAATTGCAGAAGAGCTTGCACGTTCTGGAGTTCGTTATGGAATATCAAGTCGCGGTGCCGGTCAAGTGAATGAAAGTGATGGCCAAGTAAGCGGGTATATATTTGTTACTGCTGATCTTGTAGCAACCCCCTCTGCCCCCGGCGCATTTCCAAAACCCGTTTATGAAGGACTACAAAACAGCAAAGAGGGAAATAGAGTTCTGTCTCTATCAGAAAGCATGCAACACGACGAATCTGCACAAAAATATTTTCAAAAATCTATTATACAATTTGTTGAAAATGTTTTTAATAAAATGTAAATGTTGAAAAAACACACCTTTCATGATATGATATCATGAAAGGTGTGTTCAATTATTATAATGTCTGCAGAAGAGTTATATTTTCTAACCGAAAAATACCCCCCAAGACGCAGCACATCTAATGTGCGTATAAAATATCCTAAAGAATACGAAAAACTAATAGAATTAACAAGTTTCTTACCTGATACTGCAACAACATCCCAACGCTTATGGCATGTTCGCCATGATAAATTTGAATTCCCTATATGTGAACATGAAGATTGTATTAAACCCACAAAATGGACTCCATCATATTCAGATTATGCACGCTTTTGCTCTACAAGATGCTTCAATAAAAATAAAACAAAGAATGCAGAAATTAACAAACATCGTAAAAACATAGAAAAGTACGGTGAAAACTATGAAGATTTGACGACATTAGATAAAATGAAACTAACTAATGTTAAACGATATGGTGTGGATAACCCATTTAAAAATGTCAATAGGATACGAAAAAGAAATAATGAAAAATATGGATGTGATTTTCATTTAATGAATCATAATCAGAAACGTAGTTGTGTAGAAATTTCAGAAAAATTAGAGGTTAATAATTCTACAGTAAATAAAGCAATGTATAGACTAGGGCTTATACCTAGTTATCTCTATTCATCAAGTTACTCCGAGAAACAATTAGCAACATATTTAAAAGATCAGCATATTACAGTAGTCGAAAATGATAGGTCTGTTATAGCCCCGTTAGAACTGGATATTATGCTACCAGATTACAATCTAGCGATAGAATATTGTGGGTTGTACTGGCATAATGAACTGCACAAAGATAATAATTATCATGAAAATAAGTACAAAAAATGTAAAGAGATAGGAATTGATTTATTAACCATATATGAAGATGAATGGCATGATAAATCTGAATTAATAAAAAAGATGATAATGCATCGAATAGGAATGAATACAGCTACTAAAATATACGCTAGAAGTTGTAAAATAACTGAGGCGTGTTCAATGGATAAAAAAGAATTCTTTGATAATACACACATTCAAGGAAATGGCCCAAGTTCTATTAATGCAGGATTATATCATAATGGTAGTTTAGTGGCTTGTGTGGGGCTGATAAGAACTAAAAATGAAAAAATGGTATTGAATAGATTTTCTACAAAATATATTGTCCCCGGAGCATTTTCGAGATTGTTAAAATATATATTAAATAAGTATAAACCAAGCGAAATAATAACATTTGCGGATCTTAGATGGGGAGATGGGAAATTATATCAAGCTAATGGTTTTACATTAGATAAAAAACTAAAACCTGATTATTATTATGTTTATCAAAATAAACGATTTCATAAATTTAATTTTAGGCATAACAAACTCAAAAAACTATTATCTTATTATGATAATGATAAAACTGAACATGAAAATTGCTTAAACAACAATATTTTCCGAATATATGATTGTGGAAAATATAGATACGTTTTAGGAAATGACTATAAATAGATCATAATAATAATAATCAGTAGTAATATTTGGCCCCGTTAATCGGGGCCTTTTTTCGTCCCTAAAAATAAATTCTAAATATAAGTGCTTATACAGAAGAGGTAGCATAACATGGAATATGAAGAAGAGTTTTTTGGAAAGTTAATTTTGAAAGTGGTAAGGGATGATAAAAACCCAAATAAAGAGTATGTAAATTGGGTTGTCGTCGATACTGAAAAGACAGTGGATAGAGAAAGAGAAATAGAAGATGGGGATTTCTTACAAGTTTTTGATGGCTCTGGCAGATTGATGTTGAATAAAATAATATATAGAGATTATGATAGTTTATATGATCATAGACATGGTATGCAATTATACAATGGAATGCGCGTGGGTTGGTTACCCACAGGAATAGACACTGGATTTTGGAAAAGTCTTTTTTTAGATCAAGCTAGAGCAAGATTACTCAAAAGAGATAACGAGGATTGATAGTGCCATTATTTGAATTTAAATGTAATAAGTGTAATAAGAGCATTGACAAAATAATGTCATTTGCAGAATCAGAAAAATATGTTGTTCCATGTGAATGTGGAACAGGAGAAATGAAGAAAACGTTAGTTAACCAGTTCAATGTGAAATATAAAGGAAATTGGTTTTCAAAAAATAAGACATATTAATAAAAAGGGGAGAATTTCTCCCCTTTTTATTGCACAACTTACTGATAATATAGATTTTTTTATTAGTATAGATAAACGTTATAGAAAAAAAAATGAAAATATTATATAAAATAGAATAATAAAAAAGCCAATAAAAACAAGTACTTATAAATTAATTAAATTATTGTAAATTATTTCTTTTGATTGTAATAAATAATTTACGTAAATTTTATACTCAAAAATTAAGAGGAGAATTCAGACATGGATGAGTTGCTGCAAAAACTAGTCGAAAGTGAGCTTCTGACCGAAGATACCAAAAAACAACTGGAAGAAACTCTATCGCGGAAGATGGAAGAAAAAGCTCAGCAAATAAGAGAAGAGGCCGAGGCTGAAGTTAAGACCGACCTTGCTGAAAAATATGCACAGGATAAAGAAGAGTTGGTTGAAGCAATGGACACCGCTCTGGAAAAGGCTCTAAATGAAGAAGTAGCAGAACTTAAAGAAGATATAGAACGGTTCAGAGATCTGGAAGCTGAGTATGCTGAGAAGTTAGTGGAAACTCGCCAGCAGATGGCCGAAAATGTAAAAAATGATATGACCAAGCTCTTAGAAGGATTGGACGCTTATGTTGATCAAAGATTGCATGCAGAGCTTGACGAACTCAGGGAATCAATTGAAGATGTTCGTAAAGAAAATCATGGGCGTAAGATTCTAGAAACAATCGGTGAAGAATACCGAAGAATGTTTACTGAAGAGGATGACTATGAACAGAAAGTGCTGGAAAAAGAAGAGGCCCTAAACAAAGTTAACGAACAGCTTAAAGAAGCAAAAGATAGATTAAGATCAGTTGAACGTGAGCAGAAGATGGAAGATGTACTTGAAAGTTTATCTGGTCAGAAAAGAGAAGTTATGGCTGCAATTCTGCAAGGTATTCCAACAGAACGCCTTGATGAAGCGTACCGCCGTTACATTGGTAAAGTTTTAAGAGAATCTAATGAAGATAGTTCGGAGAAGGATAATTCAGTACTTGCCGAAGGAAAAAACGAGGAAAACACAGATAGTGATGATTTTGTAGTAGCAACCGGTGATTCTAAAGTTGTTGTTGAAGATGTTGACACAATAACAGAATCAGTTGATGGCTCCCCAAATTATAAACTTGATGAGATAACTCGTAACCGTTTGAAAATACTGAGTGGTATCAGTTAACCAATAATAGTGTGTAAAAACATAATAGTTAATAACAACAATAAAGGAGACTATAAAAATGGACGATAAACAAACACTAGTAGAAAATTGGAATGAGACCAAGGATGTCCTTCTTAGCGGGCTTAAGCCTTCACAGAAAGAAATCGTTGGGCCTCTTCTAGAAAATCAGCGCAAGCATATGTTGAATGAATCTGCTGCACAGGGTGCGGTACAATCTCATGATGTAGCAAACTTCCGTAAAACATTGCTCCCGATGATTCGCCGTATTATTCCCGGAACAATCGGGAGTGAAATCGTAGGTGTTCAGCCTATGTCAGGACCTGTATCACTTGTTTATACGCTGAGATACAAGTACGAAGAAGATATGACCCATAATCCTGATCGTTCACCATTTGGTGGATTTGATATCGAACCGGGGGATGAAGCTTTTGGAAATGAGAAGTTGATTCGTCAGTTCTATGCTGGACAGGTTGCAGAATCAGGTACACCATTTGAAGGTATTGATCAAACTGCAGGGGCTTCTGGTATTGCAGGGCCAAATGCTGCTGAAGCTGATATTGACGCTGATACAGCCGATGGTCAGGGTTGGCACTCTGAAGAAGACGTAACCACATATGAAACTGGAACTACACTATTCGGTGAGCCAGTTGGTGGATCGTTGAAGGGTGGTTCTGGTAGCTTGCTAGAAGGTTCAGGCGGACGTAAGATGACCCTAGAGATCATCAACCAAGCCGTTGAAGCTCGTACCCGTAAGCTACAAGCAGGTTGGACAATGGAAGCAATGCAGGACATGGATAGCCAGCATGGCATCGATGTTGAGTCAGAGCTTACCAAGGCACTATCTGCTGAAATCGTGCAGGAAATTGATGCTGAAATCATCACTGACCTTCTTTCACTAGCAGGAACAGTCAGAACATATGATTTTAACGCAACAGGTGGTTCTAATGGTTATGCACCAGCATTCGTTGGTGACCGTTTCGCTAACCTAGGCGTCCGTATCAATGAAGTTGCGAATGAGATCGGTCGTAAGACCCGTCGTGGAACAGGTAACTATATCGTTGTATCACCAATGATCGTTTCTGTTCTACAGTCCGCCGCTAAAGCAGTGTTTGCTCCAGCAGTTGAAGGTAGCTTCAAAGGACCCAACAACACATATCTAGCCGGTATTCTAAACGGTCAGATTAAGGTCTACAGCTACTTGTGGAACGCTGCACAGCCAACTGACGGTGAAGTATTTAGTGCAGGTCAGGGTCTTGGAAATGATCAGGTCCTAGTTGGATACAAGGGCGGTAACGGTGAAGTAGATGCCGGTTACTGGTATGCACCTTACATCCCACTGATGGGTACAGGCGTTGTTGTTAACCCAGTTACCTTCCAGCCTGTAATGAGTCTAATGACCCGTTACGGTAAGGTCGCTCTAACTGACAAGACAACATCGCTCGGGAATTCTGCGGACTACTATGGTAAAATTAATGTTACTAACCTAGCATTCATTTAATCCGCAAAAGAGTTAAAACCCCCTGAAAGCCCTGCACTTGCAGGGCTTTTTTATTTCTATAAAAGGAACACTGCAAACTACTTTCGTTTTCAAGTTCAAGCTATTATAATAAATATATCAAAAGGTAGTTTGTTATGAAAAAAGAATATTATGATTATATTGTTAACGAAATAAAACTAAGGCCCAAGAATATAGATTTGGGCACAAATAATGTACAGGATATAGAATGTCTTTTATGTGGTAACACATTTAAGGCAGGCGTGAAAGGTAAGGTAAATAATTATAGAAAACATGGGATGAAAGGGTGTAAAGAATGTACTTCAATCCAAAGATATGAAAATATAAGAAATGATAGAATAAAAGAATTAGAGGAAAAATTTGAGCTATATAATATTGACCCTAAGACTGTAAATAATATGTCTATGGTTAAAGTTCGCAATAAAAAATGTGGTCACTTTTTTAAAGTAAAATACGGAAATCTATTAAATCGTGACGTAAATTGCCCCATATGCAACACAGAACGAAAAAGAGAGCAATTTAGACAATTTAATGACAAGCGCCATGAAGAGTCATACTTATTGAAAGAAGGTTTCGACGCATATAAACAGAAAGTGTACAAGTTTACTAGAGAAACATATAGAAAACATAAAGGCAAGATCAATCCTGAGAACCATACAAGAGTATTAAGTGGTGAGAAAGGCTACCATTTAGATCATATCATATCTGTAAGAAATTCCTTTGATTTAGGAGTCCCACCAGAAGTATGTGCAGATTATAGAAATATGCGCATGGTGAAATGGAAGGATAATAATAAAAAGTGGAAGCGCTCTTCTCTTAGAATACCAGAACCCTATTATCCATATGTTAATAATACATCAGATGAATTTATAAAAATAATGAACAATTCTGTAAAAACAGATTTTAATGCATATGTAGATTTCTCTAAATTCATGCTGACCCTATATAATGAAAAGGAAAAATTTGGTATATATTACGCTCCACTTTCTACTAATACACAGCAGATATTAGGCTCTAAGAATTATTTTAAGCAGATGAAGGAATACTTTGCTGAAAAAAGTATCACATTATTAATAATATTTGAAGATGAATGGATCAAGAATAGATTATTAGTTATCGACAAAATACAACATTATATGAACCAGAGCGAAAAGACTACCATATATGGTAGAAAATGTGAAATACAGGAAATAGGAGTAACTGATAAGAATAGTTTTTTGAATGCAAATCACATACAGGGTACTTGTGTAAGTCAAATAAATTTGGGAGCCTTTCATGATGGAAAATTGGTAGCAGTTATGACATTTTCTAAGCCTAGAATATTGATGAATAAAAAAGAGCAAGCTGGAGGCGTGTATGAACTTGCGAGATTTGCGACAGATGTACAATATCGTATACCGGGAATTGCCTCTAAATTGTTGAAACATTTTCAAAGAAACTATAATTATAGTGAGATATATTCATACGCAGATAGGCGCTGGTCCGATGGTAATCTTTATGAGGTATTGGGATTTGAGAAAACAATTGTTAACCCACCAAATTATCATTATATTATAAACAACCAACGAAGACACAGATGGGGCTATCGAAAGGATGCTTTGAAGGAGAAATTCCCGGAGAGATATAATAAAGAGTTGACAGAATATCAAAATATGCTTGAAATGGGATATGATAGAATTTGGGATTCTGGTTCGATAAAATATGCAATATATAATAGTTACTAATTATATCAACAAATATCTCATTTGTCAATAATTAGTTTTTGGACGAGAGGAACTACAGATGCCTCTCATTAAGGATTCCTCCTTCCTAGAAATGTTAATTGCTGCATTTAAATCTGCATCTTGAAAGCCATGTTTTGGTTTGAGAAGTGATTTCTCTAAGAAGTAATTTTGGAATGTCATCTCCAGATCAAATCAATTATTTGTTTAACAACATTTCGGTATTAATCAATGATCAGATGTAATTGATTTTTGTTTTTCTCTA